TATTCCATCATGTCCTGCACCTTCTGCAGAAGCTTGAAGTCTTCAGTAGCCATCCCAGCACCTCCTGCACCGATATACTGCGTACAGCGGTACGCAGTATATCGGTAGGAGAACCGGTTTTCAAGGGGGTTCGGAAGAGTATTCCGGGTCATGGAAGGAAATTACGTAATACGTAATTTTGGGCTCAAAATTTTCCGCGCTTCGCGCGGAAGGGAATCACCGCTTTCGCGGTGATTACAGCTTTCAGTTAAGCAGCTGGCAGCTTGATATAAGCGGAGCGGAACCCGATGGAGCCGCTCGCGCGGGACCGAGCGTTGCTGCCGCCGAACGAGGCGAAGCCGAGGGCGGAGTTGATGTAGCTGCCGCCGCGGTGGAACGAGCGCTCTGCTTCGTTGTTGTTGAAGTAGCACGTATTGTTCGAGGGAACAATGGTACCGGTCTTCGGAGCCATACCGAGAGCAATCAGCAGGTTCTTCGCATCATCGCCAACACCGGAAGCGAAGGTAATGACGCTGAAGTTGCAGTTGTGCTCACCTCTGGACGCATCCGTGATGGAGGCAGCATAGGTCAGTTTGCTGCTGACCCAGTCCATCTTGATGGATCCAGAAGTGGTACCGGAACCGTCCGGAGTGATCAGGGTACCATCGCTGGCTTTGATCGCCTTCCACTCTGCAGAGGCAGCAGTCTGAGGATGATCGCCGTCAGCTGCGTTATTGTTGACCAGGATCTGCAGCTCACCGTATACGCTCCGGATACCGCCGGTCCACTCCCAGACGTTGCCGCACAGATCGGCGATGCCGTCCAGTGTCTGATCGTGATACCATGTCAGAGGGCCGGTACCGGTGGCGGTATGAATAGCGTAATGCGTGCTGTCCTTCGTGGCAGGCAGTGCTTTGTAATTCGATTCGGAGCTGTGCTTGCCGTAGTTGTTATTGCCCAGCGGGATGAAGCCGTTCTTCTCGCACCACAGAATCAGAGCGCCCCATTCAAAGGCAGTCATCAGATGCCAGCCTTCGCCCTTCGCGGAGCAGGCCGCAATCGCCTGATCGAAGTTGATGCTGGTTTTCGGATCCTGTCCGGGAAGAGAATAGGCGCGGCCGTTCATGACGATGTTCTGATACTTGGAGATGTAGATCTCATTAATCTCAGTGCCGTTCACGATGAAGGCCGGGAAGGTGGCGGTGGAATCTCCGAGTCCCAGCTCCGCGTAGGTCATCTTCGGGATCTTCACCATGACGGAGGGCATGCCCTGATCGTCATACAGAATTTCATTGCTGGGGCAGACTGCTTTCAGCGCCAGTGCGCTCAGATCGAAATTAGCCATGTTCGGTTGCCTCCTTTACTCCACAGCCCACAGACTGAGGGTGACTTTGTCCAGATCCAGCGGAACAGGGGTCGGGGGATCCTGCTCTTCGCCTTCCTCACCGGGTTCCGGATAGATGTACTCCCGGGCCGGGATATCGATCTCCGCGACATAAGCGCGGCCGGCAGCGGTGCCGATGACCAGGCATCCGTCAGCATCGAAGCAGACATCGATGTGTACGGGCCAGTCTTCCTCCCGCTTAACCAGGTTGATGGTCAGATCATCGTCAAAGGTGATCTTCTTCTTGGTGGCCGTGTTCTGGATCTCGTAGTCGATCTTCGGGCCTTCATTCTTTTCCACGATAATCATTTGTCGTAACCTCCAATCACAGCATAGACTACCGTCACGCTCTTCGAGCTGCCGGTGAAAGCGATTTTGAAGCCGTTGACCTGCCTCTCGGAGATCTCAATTTCTCCGATGTTGCCGCCGTCAGCTGCGGTCTTGCTGACCACCACGACCACATAGTTAAGATTGTCTCTCACGTTGGCCAGGGCCACGGTCTTCTTGGAATTGTTGAACGGGAATTCCTGGCTGTTCGTCAGGCTGACCGTCCCGGTTTCCTGAACGGTCGCCTTCTCCAGGGCATCCAGACGGTCATCGTCTTCCCAGCCTTTTTCCCGGAAGGCCTGCAGAAGCAGAGCGTGCGCCACATGCGCGTCCATGATCCCGTCTTCCATTTTGTTGAAGTTTGCCGCGCTCTGAGGAGTGCCTTCAACGTACCGCTCCCCAGGTACTTTCGTGTGGGTGATCGTGCCGTCTCCGTTCGGGACTTCGGTATACCGATTCTCGAACTCATCGACTTCGTCAACCCAGTATGTCCGCTCGTACATCAGCTTTCCTCCTCCGTGACTTCAAAGTCGAACCACTGCAGCAGGTTCGTCTCGGCTGTCTCCAGCACGACATTCACCGACTTGACCGCCCAGACCTGATTCTCCGTGTTGATCAGCCGGACGCCGGTGATTGTACATGCCACTCCGGGAGAGATCTGCACCTTGATCCGGGCAATGCCGGAGCTGGCCACTTCCTTGCTCACCAGAGCCGCGTCATACCAGGAGCCGCCTCTTTGGTACTGCGCCTTGTAGATCCGCTTCGTGATATAATTCCGCAGATCCGTAAAAGCCGCCGTTTGCAACATGGTCCATCACCTCCTTAGAACAATGAATCGATTGGGGTTCCGCATCTTCGGATGCCATAGCTGGCAGACACGGACGAAGCACCAACCTCCAGAGCTCCGCCGTCCACGTCTCCGTGGGTGGCGTAATCCGGATGTGTGCCGGCGGTCACCTGACCGGTCACCGGCACCAGGTACTTCGGCCCGGCTGCCTCTGTTTCAATCACGATGTCCTCGTAGGACTTATCGCCGTGGGTGGAATACTGCGGAACCGTTCCGGCAACCGGCACATCATATTTGATGTTCGGGCTCTTCTTGGTGCGGATCACGATCCCGCAGCGGATGCGCAGGATCGGATATCCATCCACATGAGCCCTGACCGGTTTGAAGATATCGATCATCCGGACAGCCTTGCTGAAGTTGATCGATCCGGAAGTGTCGGTACTCAGCAGCACCCGGAAGTATCCGGGTTCTCCGTCATACTCGAACCATTCTTCAACGGTGGTGTCCCGCCAGACATCCTGCAGGGCGGTCTTCACAGCCTTGACCGTTCCGAGGCCTTTGCGGACGCGCCAGTTGTTTTTGATCTGGCGCCGCTTGGTTTCGATGTCCGCATCGAAGTCGTACCAGTCGATCTTGTAATCCTTGGCCAGGATATCAAGCAGATCCTCATCCAGCTCATCGATTCGCTGGAAGATCGCGGGAGAGTCCACCTCTTCAGCGTTTTTTCCCGTGATCCAGCCGATCAGCTTAGCCAGACTGTACATTCCGTTATCCCGGGCCAGTACGCCAGGCAGGACGCTGAGCATCGATTCCTGCGTGATTCCATTACTCATCTTCATAGCCCCCATTCGTGAGGGTTACGGTGCCCACCTTGGCCAGCTGCGGAACATAATCCTCCGGATCCGATGCTGTAGGATCCAGCACGAAGCCGTTCTTCAGTACGCGGTATGTCGGAGACGTGATCACAGTCCGCTTCGCTCCGGCTTCCACAACCATCTGATTCAGCTTCGAGGGATTGATATCCCGGCCGATCTTCGCGTTCTGCCATGCGATGAAGTTCTGCACAGCCTCCTCCACGTTCGCCTGGATCTGGGCCGCGCTTTCCGTGGAATCACGGCTCAGGTAGTAGGTCATCGTGATGTTGTAGACCACCTCTTCGGCGTCTTCCACGCTGACCTTGTCCGTCAGAGGACGTATGCTTTCATCATTGCAGGCTTCCAGGATGGCGGCCTTGATCTCGGAGGAAGCGAGAGATCCGTCATCCATCACCGCGTAGATGTGCACCACACAGGGCTCCGGGGAATTAACCACGATGTCCCGGATCTCCGTGGAGACCAGCTTGGCGTAGTATTCATACGCGCCCCTGGCTCCGGCGGATGTATAGGCATCCTGTCCGGCCAGCAGCAGCTCGTAGAATTCGTCATCGGTGGCGGTATCGCTGCCGCCGTCCGACATCGTGATGTTTGTCACTCCGGAATAATAATCGAACAGGTCAACGGCAGTGTTCAGCTGGCCGGGTACATATCCGTTTCCAGCTGTGCCGGCTGTCACGCAGGTGGCCGCTACCGTGGCTTCTGTCTCACCGATCTCCACGTATGCGTCTGCGTCTGTGGCAAAGACGATCTTCTGGTCCGTAGTTGTCACACGCGTTCCGGCCGGGATCAGGATCGCGGAGGCCTGCGCTTCCGAAATCGTGAATTTCAGCGTCACGGTGGCCGGTTTCGCCTGGGGCCGGGTCTGCGCGTAGAAGATCTGAGCCAGGTTGTCCAGCCCTTCGCCAACGGCCTTGCTTGGGATGTTCTGGTTCCCGGCGAAGTTGATCTGTTCTGCCAGCAGAACCATGGTGGCTGCCACCCATTGGATGAACAGCTTTTCCGGACTGGCCGGATGCACGGTCCGCTGTGCGATGCTTTCATACTTCGTTGTCAGCTGATCCACCAGCGTCTGAGGATCCGCATCAACGAAGATATACGGCGTAGTATCCCTACTCAAAGTCACTCACCTCCACAACCGGATTGAGGGTGCCCTGCATGCCATCCAGTTCGTTAGTGCTGAAGCGGATGCTCTCCAGCTCCACGTCTGGCATATACCGCCGAAGCGCTTCCGTAATGGCCAGCGTCATGGCGGTCTGCGCGGCGTTGACCGGCATGTGCAGGTAATCATTGCTCACGCCGAAATCCCGGTACAGTGGACACTCTCCCTTGATCGTGCAGATCAGGATGTAGAGCTCCTGCACCTTCGCATCCGTTTCGGTTTCGGGGGCCAGAGTCAGCTCCCGTTTCTGGGAAGTATCGATAATGATCAAAGCCCCGGCCTCCTTTCTATCCGGCGTATTCCTTGAGGCTGATCGATGCCTTGTATTCCGCGGGAGTTCCGTCCTTGTAGAACAGCTCCGTTTTGAATGACAGGCTTTCGATGACCCACTGGGTCCCGATCGGGCTGGTGCCCAGGACAAACACAACGGCCTTGCCCTTCTCGAGCAGCTTGGTCAGCTTCTTCCTCCATGTCTCCGGATTCTCTCCGAGCCATGCGGAAAACAGCACATCAAATGTGATCGTCTCCGGATCCACGCCGGTGAATTCCAGAATGCCTTTCGTGGCCACCAGCTTGTGCGTGGAGTAGTTCGCCTTATTGGATCGGGAGAGATTGCTGATCGTCCGAAAGGTTCTGTCGGTGACCTCGAAGGTCACGTCTCCGAGCATTCCTGTTTTCATTGGTTTATACACCCCACAATATAGCCGTGAGAATCGCTCCCGGAGGGGAACAGGCAGATTGCCTTGTCATTCACCCGCGGGAACCACTGGATATGCCTGATGCGGTGGCTGTGGCCGCCGTCCCAGTCAGTCTCATCGCCCTGCAGCTGACCGCCGAGCGAGTCCTTGATCTCTCCCCATTTTTCAGCAATGTGATGCTTGTGGGAGGCGTATTCCGTGTACATCTCGGAATTGATGTTGCCCCATTCCGGGAACTGCGCCACATAGAGCCAGTCGGATATGATGCCCTGGGAGGTGAACTTCACCCGGGCCTTGGTTTTGTCCTCGTTGACATCCGTCACGGTGCCGATCCGGACCATCTGGCCGGATCCCAGGGTGTAGTCATCCCGATCTGCCAGATGCTGGCTGATGTTCCCGCCGAGGGTGATATCCGTGGTGTAGCCGCTCGATCCGAGCTTGTGCTTCACGCATTTGACCGGATGCTTTCCGTCCCAGTAGCCGAAGCCTTCCAGCGTGACATTGTGCCCGGCCATGATGGCGGGATTCCCAGGAAGCGTGAATGTGGCTGTTTCGCCGAAGTCATTCTTCAGTCTCAGCTCCTGCGCTGCAATCTCCTGTGCTTCCGCGGATGTTTCCACCCGGCGGTTGGTGATCACCAGCTGATTGTGCTCTTCGTTGTCCGCGTACTTCTCTGATTCGGCTGATCCGGTGATCAGCCCCTTCTCCGGATGCGCGTACCGGACGATGCAGCTGTCATAGCTGATGTCGCGGGAGCCGGTCTGCAGGCTCCATTTGGTATAGGAACCATCGTTCCAGCGGATGGTCATCACGCTGCCCTGATTCGCGTAGGCTGCGCTGTCCATCAGGACCATCTTTCCGTCTGTGATCTTCAGCGCGATGCCGGCTTCCCGGCACAGAGCCCGAAGAAATGCCAGGTCGGTCATTTCGTTCTGCTCTCTGCGCTCGTAGGAATGCGTAGGCGCATCGTAGACCAGGGACAAGCCGGCCTTTCCGGCGATCTCCCCGGCGATGCCGGCCAGCGTGTATTCCTCCCAGGCTTTGTTCCGTTTTTCGTCTGCGATCCCGCCGCTTGGAGGAAGAGAGGACGCCTTCATGGTGACGGTGCCGGGTGGGCCTCCAGCGCTCAGGCTGTCAAGGTGGAAGGTTCCAGCCTTCTGCTGGACGATCTTGTCACCTTTCCGAACGCCTACCCATGCTTCGATCTTCAGACCGCGCACACTGGCGCCCTGGTAGATCGTGTCCGTGAGCCATCTCTGCACCCATTTGCCGTCAGCGTCCGCCAGTTTGATCTGGATATCGTCCGTTGATTCGGATTCATTGTCCGTAATGTCGATTGTCAGCAGATCCTTCATGACCTGCTCCGTGCAGTCAACGCCTTCAAACTGGAGCTTCCAGGCTGACCGTCTGGCCAGCTCCTGCTGTTTGTACTTCAGCTGAGCACTGTAGACATCTGCATCAGCCAAGCCGCTCACCTCACTTCTTCCACGGCGGGTAGAATTCCTCATCCGCAGCATAGTTGTTGAATTCCGGAACATTGAGGACGATCCCGGCAGAGAAGATGTAGATCCCGCTCTTGTCCAGGTTCGCTTCGATCAGCTGAGCCGTAACATCTGTCGATCCGGTCAGCTTGTGAGCGATGCTGTCCCACATATCGCCCTGTACGGTTGTATAGGTGGCCATGCTATCACTCCTTTACGCGTAGGCCGTCCGCCGTCTGTCGGACAGCACTTCATCCATGATGTCTTCCACCTGATCACGAAGGCTCTGGCTCTGTTCCTGGAGCATAGCCCGGATCTCAGAGGCGTTCCCGCCGCCGGAGACATTGAATACCGGGGAGAATTGCACCTCTATGATGTTGCTGCCTTCACCCGATCCGCCGGAGAGCGCATTCACGGTTTCGTTGGCCGTCAGAACCTTCTCGCCGCCGTTCATCATGACCAGCTCCGGGCCTTCCTCACCAACAAGGGTAAGGCCGGCAGCTGCGTAGTCTGTACCGATGGCATCATGGCCCTGGACGCCGCTGGCTTCATCAGGCGGTGATCCTTCGGTTTTGTAGTGATAGGTGATATCAACATCCACATCCGCGATGGTTGCCAGCGCCGCGTTCACAGCATCTGCAATCGAGCCGGCTTCCGTGGTCGCGTCTGTGCCTCCGGCAGTGAGATCCTTGACATACGCTTCCATGGTGGCCTTGGCAGCCGCCGCGGCTTCGGATCCCTTGTCCAGTTCCTTGACGGTGTTCTCCAGTTCTGTCTTCAGAGCTGTCATGCCTTCGGTGAACTGGGTTTCCATGTCTGCGATGGTGGAAGCCAGAGCATCCTTGCTCGCCTCAACCTCCGCGAAGGAATCGTTGATCGCCTGCACCTCTTCCGGAGTGGCAGCGGCCAACTCCTGCAATGCGGCAAGGCTTTCGGCTGATCCGTCAGAAAGCTGGGTGGCAATCTCCTTCGAGACGCCCTTATCGAGAACAGTCTGCAGAGCGGTGTTGTACTGTTCCCAGTACGCCTGCTGCGCTGCCAGGTTGGTCTTCATCTCGGAGGTGGTCTTGGACTGCGCCGGATCGCCGGTCTCATCAAAGAGGCCGAACCGGCTTCCGAGGGACTTCTTCGCGGCTTCCTTCGCTTCATCGTAGGCCTTCTTCAGATTCTCCATCTGAGTGATGATATTGCCTACGGCTGCAACGGTGGTCTCCGCTTCCGTCTGAGCGGTCGATCCGGATCCCTCGGCAGCGGCCTTGGCGGCATCCACTCCGGCTCTGACCTTTTCCATGGTCTCAGCAACGAGCTCGCCGCTGTTCTCGTAATCCTTATAGGCTTCATTCAGTGCAGCCTCAAGGGAATCGTATTCGAGCGTACCTTCTGCCACACCGTTGATCAGGTTCTGCAGATATTCCTGCTGGATTTTGTCATTCGCTTCCACGGCGTCAGCATAGCCGGTTGCGGTGGAGATCAGACTCTGCCAGCTGTCACTCATCTGATCGACACTGAAGGTCTCGTGCTCAACCGCGTATCCCATGCCTGCAAGGCCGCTTCCGAAGAAGTCGTAATCCTGCCCGGTGAGCGTATTGATCGTGTCCTGCAGGCCGTAAAAACGATTCTGCAAGGCCTTTGCTTCTTCGGTATCGTCATGAAGCCAGGAGCCATCGCCTTCGTAAGACTGAACCGCTTCGACCAGACTATCAAACTCGGAGCGGACATATCCGGCTGCGTCTCCAGCTTTCAGGAACTCCTGTACCGCCGTCTGCTGATTCTGAGTTCTGGTCAGATTTGCGGATGCATCAGCCTCCGCCTTGATGGAATCAACATACTGCTTTGACATCTTCTTGACGGTGTCAAGCGCGTCTGCTGTGTACTGATCCTTCCGGGCCTTGGCCACATTCTCATAGGCTTCGATCTGCCTGTTGAGGGCATCTGTTTCATCATCCGTTGCAGTGATCAAGCCGCCGGATGCTCCGCGCAGCTCCTCGGTAACGGCCTTCAGCCGTTCACGCTTCGCCGCCAGTTCGTCCGATGCGGAAGCGGCAGCGTTCTGTGCTTCGGCCAGAGCAACTGCCTGCTCGTTGGCTTCCTTCAGCTCCGTCAGCTCGCCGGTGACATCGATCGTCTGAGTGATCGTGCCGTTGGCGTTGACTACGACCTTGCCGGCTTCAACGGCTGCCACGAATTCTTTCATGGTGCCGTATCCCAGGGCACTGATGGTGGCGGAATCGAATCCGCTGGTTTCCAGCGTCTGGGTGAGCTTTCCGGTCTTCGTCTGGATGGAGCTGATGAACTCCTTAAGATGTCTCAACTGCTCATCCGTGATGTTCTCAGCGCCGTCCAGCTCAAGCTGCTGCTTGAGGGCGTGAGTGCCGTCAGCGGTGTTCGTCTTGAAGGAGAGATAGGTCTCCAGATTTTTCTCGACATCCTCAACTCCGCGAAGCTGAAGTTCCTGGGTCAGCGTGGCCTTCTCGTTGACGATGCTCTCTTTCAGTTCCTGGATCTGTTTGATCTTCTCCGGCTTAATGTCATCCATGACCAGCTTCTGCGTCAGGGTGCCGTCAGCTGTCGTGATGATCTTGCCGGACTGGACAGCGTCCACAAAGGCTTCCATGGAGCTGTAGCCCAGTGCGCTGATGGATGCGGCATCGAAGCCGAGCAGTTCGAGCTTCTGCGTCAGCTTGCCTTCCTTGGTGCCGACAGTGTTCATCAGGCGTTTGAGCTGTTCAACCTTCGCGTCCGTGAGATTTTCAGCGCCTGCAATCTCAAGCGCCTGCTTCAGTTTGTATGTGCCGTCCTTCGTGTTGGTCTTCATCTCGAGGAAGGTCGGCAAATTCTTCTCAACGTCTTTCACGCCGAGAAGTTCAAGTTCCTGAGTCAGCTTCGCTTTGTCATCGACATAGGCTTTCTTCAGCCGCTCAAGCTCCTGCAGATCCTTCTTGCTGACGCCGGTGATGTCCAGCGTCTGGGTCACGGTGCCGTCATCATTGACAACGTAGCCATGGTTTTCCGCGATCTCCTTCAGCAGATCCAGATCGGACTTCTTCACGCCGCTGATATCGATCTTCTGGGTGATCTCGCCGACACCGCTGTTTTCAAGGTCGGAGATCTCCTTGGTCAGGGTCTTGTATTCCTCTGCCAGGTCGATGATATGCTGCTGCTCTTTGGCCTTCTCGTTCAGAGAATCAAAGTCTGTGTCCAACTGCTCAAAGGATGGATGAGCATCGTTGTACGCGTCCGTCAGTAGGCCGATGCCTGCAATCAGGGCGCCGATTCCTGCGGCAACGCCCATGATGATTCCGATGCCTGGAATCGATCCGCCGAAGAGCAGGTTGGCAGCTGCCGCCAGCTTTGTGGCCGCAGTGTAGGCCGCGACCGCCGCAGCGGCCAGACCGAGCACGCCGATAAAAGCCGTCAGCCCCTGCACGATGGCCGGATTCTGTTCAATGAATTCTGCCATCGGCTCCAGGAGCTGGGTAAGCCCGTCGGAAACAGATGCCACCATGGGGGTCAACGCATCTCCAATGGAGATTTTAACGTTGTTGGCCGCATTGGAAAGCATCTTCAGCCGGCTTTCCGTTGTGGCGTACCGCTTTTCCGCTTCAGCTGTCAGAGCTGTGTTTTCTCTGAAGGCGGCGTTCGCGTCTCGGATGGCGTTGGCCATCAGATCGCCGGATCCCGCCAGGGACAGTACCATCCGAACCATACGAGATTCTTTGATCCCGAGTTCACCAAGGATAACAGATGCAGAAGCGCCGTTTTGCTCCACGTTATTCAGACCGGTGATGAATCTGGCAAGCGCATTTGCGGCATCATTTCCCCAGGCCTCAGAGAACTGCTGTGCACTCATACCGGCAACGCTGGCGAAATCCTCCAGACCGTCTCCGGTTTCAACAGCCATATTCAGCTTGCTGATCAGCTTTGACATGCTGGTGGAACCTGCGGCGGTTTCGATACCCAGGGATGTGACGGCTGCGGACAGGCCCATCATGTCGGCCTCGCTCATGCCTGCCAGTGATCCGGCGGCGGCGATGCCTTGGCCCATGTCAACTATCTTCTGCTCAGTGGTGGCGTAGTTATTGCCCAGATCCACGACAGCGGATGCCAGGTTGGAATACTGGCTCGGATCCATCTGCGTGATGTTCGCAAACTGAGCGAGCATCGTAGCGGCCTCATCCGCTGTCATGGTGGTGGCTGTTGCCAGCTGGCTCATG